TTAAACATTATTTACGTTTACCTTTCTTTACCTTCTTGTATGGTACTTTCTTTGCCTTCCCTTTGGAAGAGCTAGTTTGATATTTAGGCATTGGCGCTCCCGAATCCTGTAGTTGTTCCTGAAACCATAGCACCACCGCCACCTGAGAAGTCACCCATTCTTTGTCTTTTACGACGAGCGATACGTTCTTGCACATCTTGATCTAAATTCAAAGCAGATTTAACACCTTCTCTAGCAAGTGTCATGTCTTCCTGTTCACCAGTTTTTTCAGCAAACAGCATAGTTTGTTGTGACAACTGGGTATATGCCTGCTGTAATTGCTGATTGCTGTAATCTAAATCAGCTATCTCTTCAGCCATACTTTGTGTAATTCGACCTTCTTCTCCAAGAATATCTATCGCTAAACCTCCAGCGATAGAAGCTTGCGCCATGTTTTTAAGATCAAATAAATCTTCATTAGGATCTAAGAAGGTAGCAAGTAAAGCATTCTCTCCTGTTTGGTCGCCATACCAACTTTTAAAAGTTTCTTGTACCTGTACTGGTGCGCTCATAACAGCAGACACACCTTGATTTATACGTTGTTGAACTTGTTCTATAGAAATATTACCAGTAATCAAATCACCAATATAAGTATCCATAACCTTAGTATTAGTAGAAGTATTAATATACTGATCCAATCCATGCGTATACATTAATTCTTTAAACGTGCTTTCATAAGCTAAATAATCTTGAATATCTATTGCGTTATATCCTGCTTCAAGACGAGGATGATACCCCGGAAATCTTTCTTTAAACTCAGGGCGTTCAAACAATTCAGGTAAAAGATTCTTCGGATCAGTAGGCGAAGGCATTTTTTTACCAGTAACAGTATCAATGAACTGTCCAGTTAAACGAGGAATGATCCAGTTATTAACCATTGATTCTATAGCTGAAGTATTAAATCCTGCTAATCGTAACTCTGCTGTAATAATATCTTCAGCATCTTGTAACTCTCGTGCAGTTAATGTAGGTAATGTATCAGTACCAAAAGGTTCAGCTTCATCACCAAATCCCGGCCAAGTACCTGCTGGTGGAGCCGGTGGTGGAGGAGGAACGCCTGCTGGTGGTGGAGGAGGAAGACCGCCTGCTGGTATTTCTGGATCAGTAAATTCGCTTCGTGCAAATAACTTGTCAGTTGGTAATCCAGTAGACGGATCTATTGGACCTCGCATTCCTTGATCTAATTCACTACCCCAACCAAACAATTCAGCATCATTAATACTAGCTCCACCTTTTAATAAGTCACCAGCTACATCACTTATAATGCCTCCGCTTTGATCTCCTAAAGGATCTTGGAAATGTGCGACAATACCTTGAATAGCAGACTTGCCTTCTTCAACAGCGGCGGCTCCTATACCCGCGATGTCTCGCATAAATTGGTCAATAGTCGCTTGTTCTTCTGGTGTAGTCATTATCGTCGTCCCATTGTTTGAGCCAGCGCTCCACTAAGTCCTAATATTCCATCTCTAAAGCTTCTTGTTGTTTGGTATCTTGGGCGAGACTTAGCCCATTCTCTAGCATCATCTGTTGACATGAGCCTTCTACTTCTAACGTCTTCTCCTTGAACTAAATCTTCTGTTAAATTGATACCCGAATCTGAACCTGCTTCTGGAAGGCTCAAATCAGTAAGTGTTCCAGCAGATCCTTCTACAAATAATGTATCAATAGGCATTTTCCACATATGAACATCTTCAGGATTTAATTCTAACGTGTCAGCAATTACATTTTTTTGATCTTCGACAACATCTCCCAGTGTCATACCTCTTTCAGTCAAACCACGCACATCAAGCCATTGTCCATATCTGGATTCTGCTAATCCTTGCACAAAATCTTTTGCATCATCAATATCTCTAGTGCCTTCAGCAATCTGCCAAGCAAGATCCCAAGCTTGACCACCTAAAGGTACTAACATTTGTTGTGCGTAATTCATAATTGTGTCATGGCTTTGTTTAATACGCCCCGATGATGGAGCAGATTTAGTCCACTTGCCTGAACGTGCCTCTTTGACAAGCTCTCTTCTAAACCTTTCATCTGACCAATCGTTTTGTAAAGCTTTTTTAGCTAATGACATATAGAAATTATCGTTGAAAGTTGCACCCAACATAGTATCTGTAGCATCCATCGCATATCTAATATTCTCGTCAAGGTTGTACTGATATGTCGCAGGGTCAGTTGCTTCTAATATTAAAGCATCACGAAGTTTATCTGGCTGTGTAAGATACCATTGGCTTCCTGTAAGCGCATTCATTAACGAGTCATACAAGTCTTGATACGGTGTTCCGTCGTTGGCATGTGCCTCGTTTTTCGCCCACCATTCAGCCATTATTCCAAACAACTCGGTATCCCCACGGATAATACTAGCCCAAGATGGGAATTTTTCTGTGAACTCTTTAAACCACCAGTCTTTTGACTCCTCAAGAATTTCTATTGCTTCGTTTGATATAGGAGGAAGTGCCATTTAATACTCCGGTGTTTTGTTAGCTAGACGTTCATCTTTAGTACGCGCATATCCAGAACCAGTAGGAGAATTTATATTTTCACCTTTTTCTATTTCACCTGTTAAAAGATAATTAGCATACGCACGGTTAATATAAGATACATATTCCATCATTGTTGGATGCTCGCTTTCAGGCGAAACTCTAGCATAATCTAATCCCTTATCATAGAATTGACGTTTAGCTGGATCACCTGAATAATGTTCAGCCGCTACAGCACCAATATCACCATGATACTGTTTTAATAAAGTTTTAAATTTAAGTGTGGCTACAGCGTCTTGCATATCTGCGCTAGGTTCTCCTTCAACTTTTTTACCAGTTAATTGTTCACTCCAATAATCCCAATTCCTTTGACTGAATTGATACGCGCCATAGTGCTTCTCAGGTATTCCCCAATTAGTTTTATAACCTGCATCAGTGCCTTCCCTGCCACCAATATTGTTCTCTTGTTTTGCAATAACAACAGCTAAAGCTTCAGCTTGTTTATCGAGTGGAACAGAATCAAGATCACTAGACATTTGCCCTAGTTGATGGTCTTGAACACGTTTAGGTGAATCCGCGTAACGTAATTCTGGGTTCACTACATTACCACGAGTCTGGTACATATGCTTTACATCATCAGGTTCCGTTCCCTTCGGCTCCCATCTAGTCCCCTCTTGACCTGTACGCCATTCAGGTGAATAAAAAACAGGACTATATATATTTTCAAAAGTTTCATTTATAGCGTCATACCTGCGTTTAGTTACAGTATTACCCTTATTGTATTTATTTGTATCCACACCGGGAATTTCATACGGAGTAGTATCTAAATACAAGCCCATAGGTGTAACTAATTCAGGTGCAATCGGCGCACTTAAACCATACTCCGGCATAATTTTTTGTGCCTCTTGTTGAGCTTCTTCATTTTCGTAAATTACATAAAGACCAACACCATCCTCTAATGGATTAGATCCTGAAGGACTAAACATTTTGTATGCTTCATCACCATGCATACCATAAAGATAATCCCACATTTCATTAATCTCTTCTGGGTCCATTTGACCAAATACAGGCACACATCTGTTCTGCATTTCTCCAAGCCATTTATTACAATTATTTCCAAACGGAAGCCACATCCCTTCGAGTATGGATTGGGTATCTTCACCACCTGTCCACGCCCACTGAGCGACATCATAAAGAATATCTACTGCTTCTTTTGCTTCATCTGGTATTAACGGTGCATTCATACCAGTCATAGTGAAACTCATATTCTAGTACCTCTATTTCTTTGATTCCCACCCATAGCAGTAAACGAGGCAAGCACATCATTAGCGGCTTTTTGAGCCATATTTGATTTAACATCTCCGAAACCAGCGGCTACTTGGACACGTTTACTTACATCATTTAATGCTTCTAATCTTTCTTCTGATTGTTCCATAAAGGTTCTAGTACCAGCAACATGACCAAACGAATTAGGAGTTTGTGCCTTCTGCACAACATTACCTAACCAATTAGAATCATATTGATTCAACCTGAATGTTTGAGCGCCGAATGTATTAGCAAACTCTTGACTAGCGGCTTCAAAGTTGCCGTTATTTTTATTTAATAATGTTGTAAAAAACCATCTGAACACATCTTTACGTTGTTGAACATTAGGTGAATCGTCTACTCCCTGCCCTGCCGGTCCTGTTGTTGGTGGCTTAGTATAAGATACACCTGCGGCTTTTGCCATTCGTATATATTCGTCTTTATTGCCTGACATGCCTATACGAATATTGTTTTCCCAACCTTCTTTACCACCGTAATATTCCGCTCCGAAAGAATCAGCTAACCTCATGTAATCAGCGAAACCTTCTGTCTCATACTGTGTTGGGTCGATCTCTCCTGCGACATAAAGTTCGTTCATAGCTTTTTCTATAGTAAGTAATTCTTTTTCCCCGACTGTTCTCCCTGTTCCCTTCCATGCAGTATTTAAAGTATTCACAATCTGTCTTTCAACATCCGATTGCAATCCTTGCATGGGACTCATAGAAACAATATTGCCGTTACTGTCACGCTCAACACTCATACCCCAATCAGCACTGTTCTCTTCGATAATAGACCAAAATCTGTTATCTAAGTAATCTGATACCTCAGTCATAGGCACAGGAGTTAAAGGATTCTTTCTATTATAATCCTGTATTCTTATACGTTGATTCATAATGTCGGCTACAAAACCACGGAACGCCTGCCTGTCTCTGCTTCTAGGATTCCCATAATCAGGACCGCCAGCGTCAGTATTGTAAAAACCTAAAACACTAAGCTGTGCTTGAACAGCACGAAATATATCAGGGCTTTCCATCTCAAGATTACTCATATAAAAATCTAAACTTCTCTGATCTAATGGCACACCAGCTAACATTTCTTCTATGTCTGATATATAACCCATGTTCGTGCCATCGTATGAAGGGAAAATACCAACCATAGGTATTTGTTCCTGTTCACCTTCAGGGTATTTATCAAGCATTGCTGGATCTCTGAACTTTTGATGTTCTTCAGCAGGTGCTAAAAACATGAACTCATGTCCTGCATAACGAGTGCCAATTAGAGTATCAACTTCTGCTCTTTGTGTATCAGTATCTAAATCTTTATATAATATTCCCTGATTGTTTTCATCTTTAAAAGCTTCAGCCGAATGATAATTGCGTAATAGTTCTTGCCCTCCCTCAGAACGAATCTCAACAACCTCAACACTAAAACGACCTTTCCCTTCTTCATCACCAGTCGGACCTAGAATGTCAGCGAACTGTCCGCTTATTCCTAAAGGATCAACAGGCGCATATATAGAATCAGGAGGCAAAGGAGCGGCACCAGAAAACTGAACATAATAAATATAGTTATCCAACATCACATTAATCATTCTCAAAAAAGACGCTTCGGGGTCTGTGTTATGTAAATAAATTTTGTGTAGCTCATCAGGAGCTAAAATCATTGTTGATAAGCGTGGAGTACTAGCAACAGTTGAATTATCTACAGTAGTTGTATCATCTGTTGGTAACATATCTTCAGGATTGAAATCATTACCCGGAATACTGGTACTTGTAGTACCACCACCGCCGCCGAATTCATCAAACATAACTACTTAGCTCCTAAATCTAATGTGCCTTCTTCTAACTTTATTACCCAATCTTCACCAATGAAAGGCATAAACAAGTTATAGAATAGTTCATTAAGCCACGGTCTACCTGCGGCTAATCCACGGAATGTATTATATGAATCAAGCATACGATTGTTACGAATAGATGTCCATGACACACCGTTGTTATTATTGCCAGTAAGACCAGCATGATCTGAAAGGAAGTTATCTAATTCGACGATTATCTTCATGCCTTTAAGAATATCGGTACGATTTACAACGTCAGGAACTTCTTCCAGATTGTCGAGAGTAAACAATCGGCGCATTTCTGCAATAGTTTCAGATCGTTTACGATTAGAATCTAAACCAAAAACATCTTCAGCCCATATAGGGTATTTGTCTTTAAAGTTTTGATCCCATATATCCCAACGCTCTTCTTCCTGCATAATCATATCTGCCCAAGAAACATCAGGTTTTATATTGTTAATACGATTATCATCTCTAGCTTTTCTGAAAACATTCAACTGTCGAAGATGAGCTTCTTTCTGCTCATAATACGTAACTGAAGGAGCGATACTTAATATAGCTATTGCTATTTCATCATTAGTTCTTTCCCAACGTAACCCTTCAGCTAACGCCCAGTCATAAGCAAATCTGTGGAATGTTGTTTCTTCTTCAGTTACCCCTTTAGGAATAAAGTAAGTATTTACCAAAGGTGATCCCATTACCCAATCGCCATGTTCCTGTATAAAATCCCATGACGCTTTTGTAGATGGAAGTGCGGCTATAGTGACTTTCTCTGTTGCCCCTACAGTAGTTGTACCAATTTTTGTTATCTCTCTATTCAATTCATCCCAATAGAAAGGATCATCTTTACTTAACCCCGGATACATTACTTCAAAGTTTGCATCAAACTGTCTTTTAGATTCTTCAAGCATGTACTCAAAAGCTTCTTCGTGAGGCATACCCATATCAATACCTTGTTGTAACAAATTATTCCAACCCCAAGGCTCACCTGTTGACAAGCTTTCCGATTGACCACTTGTACCCACCAACTGCCAAGTAACAAAATCCATTACCATCTTTGCTTTAGCTATATGCTCAATAGCATTACTCCAGTTTTGAGTAAATACTGCTTCTCCCGGCCTGCCAGCTATATCACTTTGATCCGGTAACATACCTTTCATACCTAAAATCATTAACGCATCCATTTCAGCTTTAGAGTACATATCTGCTATATCTGAACCACCTATAGAATTCATCGCTACAGCAAATGGTTTAAGGAACGTAGTAGGAATAAGCTGACCAAAGATCGAATCAACTAATGGCTCATCGAAAGTTCGGTTCATTACAAGATTCTCACCAATACCAAACAAACCTTCATCCAGCATTTGAGGTCCAATTATATGAGAAGCTGTTGTTAAAGGAATACCTAGTATCGGACCGATTTGTAATTCAAGTAGATTATCTGGATCATAACCCGGAAGTATGTATCTTTCAGGGAAACCTACACCATCTTCGAACACACTAAGAAATCTGCTACCTAAGAATTTTTGTATTATAGGTATATCGTTCATTAATTCTAGGAATATTCCAACTCCTGTTTCAACAAAAGGAATTTTAATTCGCATCTGTCCTGTTTTTTCATCTTCGTATCTGTATCCTGTTTGTTGTGCGGCGAAAAGAAGCCAGTTTAATTGTGGGATTGCCGATGGATTATGCTCAACTGTTTTAACCCATCTTGATAAGAACTGGTAATGAGCGAAATGGAAAGGAATTGCTGATCCAACCATTTCTTGAAAGAAAGATCTTTTAGCATGGTTATCAATAAAATGACTCATTCGTTTAGCGGCATCAAGCGCAGAGAAATCAACATGTGCATGATATGAGGATGCTTGTTGCGAGATCCACTCCATAATATTACGAGTGGTTAGTTCCCATTTTTCCTGTGTTGATGTTTCTTTCAGATGGAAGAAGAACTCTTCATTGCCCGGAAGCACTCTGTAAAATATTCCTTTTGAATCGAATACAGTATCCACATCGTAATGTAAACGATTCATCAAAGCGTCTTCTATCGCACCTTCTCTGTACGCTCTAGATAAACTATGTCTACCTTTAAGATTCGTGCCATCCGGTAACATGTAATCATTTCCGATATTCACTTGGCCTTTAGGGAGATCAAATATTTGCTTTAACAATATATCTTTGTCTTTAACTCCTGCTCTCCAGTCATCTATTAAACCTGCAAAAATAGAAACCATGTCATCAGCTTTTCTTTCGTTACGCAGAACTTCGATCAGCTTTTTTAACTCAGGAATGTCAAACTGTTCAACACCATTGTCAGCTATTTTATGATGCGGAGATAATCTACTAGGCATCAAGAATTTAGGAGGTTCTTCCATTAAAGTTTTCTCTAACGGTTTAAACGCGCTCGGACTATGCTGATAAAACTCAGTTACAAACTTGCCTTTTGATGCGAATGTTTCACTGAAATACCAGTAGAACATCGGTTCACGCACACCTGCTTTAATAACAGGATGCATATAACCACCGAAGAAAGCCTTCTCTATATGTTTTATACCTGACATGATCCTGCCACCATGTCCTTTTTTAGGAGCCATAGCAGGCATAGTATTAAGCACTCTTTCAGGCAACAGAGCGTCATTAATATGTGGGTAAAGTCTAGTTTCTGATATTGTTGAGCCAGCAGGAGTATCTGTTAATTCAAGTAACATAGGATGATTAACTTCTGCCCCTGCTGTTGAAGCTACTCTGTCTTGCGTGGTTAATAAATGATTCATTTCGTTTTGTATTACACGCGATTGTTTTTCAACAAAGTTATTCATACTGTTAGATCCTGCTTCAAAAGATTCAATAAGTTCGTAATCTTTTGGAGTAAAACCAACAGGTATATTTAATTCTTTAGTAACAGGATTGTATGCAGTATCAGGAAGCATTTTAATTTCTTTTGTTTTTTTATGCCGCCAAACATGGATCATGTTATGAGAGTCCATAACAGTCTCAGTATCATTAGGATTAATACTTCTAGGATTTACGCCAAGTATAGGAATTCCTTTATGAAAACCACCTATATCTTGTGGTCTTACACCAGTACCTCTTGAACTATCCCAAGTCCATAATGATCTTGGTGTTTCAGAATGTTTAATCTCTCTAAGTTTACTCTTAACAATTCTAGCTGTTTTAGTTGCTGTTCTTTCTTTAGCAGTAGGATCAATAGGGATACCTCTAGCTTCTAACTCTTTAGCAGTTTCAGCAAAAGAAGTAGGATACTCTTGAGGATCTGGATTTCTTAAAATCGTTTTCCAATTTTCTTCATAAGGTGTTATATCCCCTTCTCGTACTTGTGGGTTACGATAGAAAGGCCACGCGTAATCTACAGAATTCATATGTTCGCTAATTTGTTGTTTACGCCATGCTAAAAATTCTCCAATTTCTTTCTCAGAAACTCCTGAAATTTTATTAATCATATAAAACTCAATGTCTTTCAAATCAGCTTTAAACAAAGCATCATCTACTTCTGCTTTACCACCTTCACGCGGAACAGGCATTTCTTGAGGTTTTGTTTTATACAATCCTGCACCCGGAAAGAATTGTTCATCAGGGTTAGCGTAATTTAAAAACTCTTCTTCTCGCCAAACAATGTTGTGTCTAGCTAATTCTTCTACTGAATCTCCCTGTCTGAATATTGGATTCTCACCATGCATCCATTGCATCTCTTCATAAGACATACGCCACGGAGCTAGAATATCTGGATTAAATTGTGCAATGTCTCCTATAGGGTTCGCTCGTAATACTTTGTTAGGTACAAGAGCAGACGCTTCAAATTCTGGGAAGATCCTTCTGATACCTTCATGCTTCGGTCCGCCAACACGCCCTATATACGGTAAGTCTTTCTGCGCTTCCGAAAGAAAATGCTCCGTGCCGACAGGTAAATCTCCGAGAACTTCCCATATTTCTCTTTCTAACTCTGCGAAAGTAGAAGTAGTAGACTTACCGTGTTCATTAATTATTCTTACCAATCTGTCAAGAGTAAATCCGAATTGATCGTAAGAAGGCAAGTCTCCTTTCCATCTGCCATAAGAAGCTGTAGGAGAAAACGCATATGTTACTACAGAATTGTTTGGCAGAGAAAAGAGTGAATCAGCTAAGTTAATTATTTCTTCTTCAATATATTCTCTTCTATTAATCGAAGTGGAAAGTTTTTCAGGTGAAGTAGGTATTTTAGGGAAAGTGCTATGTAGCATTTCAAGTTCTGTTTCCAATCCCGGAATTTCTGTAGATTGAAAAGAACTAGAAGAAGTAACATCTTCAGGAATCCAGTTACCAGTAGGCACACCATCTGAGCGTTCCTCTACAAAACCTAAAGGAACATCTTTTTTATCAGCCCATTTTTCGCCAGAGATAAACACAGAAGGTGGCCTACTAACATCTTGCCCTTGACCTTGCCGTGGGACATTTATTGCTTGTGAAGATCCCCACTCTCTACCAAACATTTGATCTGCATTATATTCACGAGATGAATACTTACGTCTAACTACAGGTAAGGTCATAAATGGTCCTGTAGGATTAAGCACATTATCAAGTACATTTTGACTAGCTCGTGCGCCAGTTTGGTAAATCCATTGATTCCATTGTTCTATCGCTCTAGCAATACCTTGAGCATGTTTAGAATTATGAGATCCTGCTAAAGCAACCACAGTCTGTTGTTGAATACCTGTATGTTTACCTAATGGAATAAAACTTCCCGGTTGGTTATTTACAGGATTATTACTTATTAACTGTCCGAGTAAATGACCCCCATTAGGAATACTTCTTTCCAACCAAGCATTTGCTCTCATGGTTCCATGAGGATTACGCACAGGATCTAATGTATATAATGCTTCTATTGCTAATTTTTCATCACCAAGTTCTTTAACTAAGAAACCTTTAAGAGCTTTTTTCAACTCAATAGTCATTGGTCCATTAGAACTGTCAAATACATAACCTAAATGTAAAGCGGCATCACCATTTATTTGAGGTAAAAATACTTCTATCTCGCCCGGAAGAACAGGTGATTGTACACCGTGTCTACTATCACTAGCCATCAAAGAATGCAAACGGTCTTTGCCAGCAACAGATGTGAATTCTGCTTTGCCTTTGTCAAGCTGACGGCCAAGAACAGGAGCTAAGTCTTTACCACCTACTAAATCATCTGGGTTAATTCTACGATTGATAAGCCAAGCTAATCCTTTACTGTTAACTAAACCGGAACCAGCTTCATGTTTAAATAATCCTCTAACAAACTTTTCATCTTGTGGGCTTAACCCAACAGTTCCTTTAATATTTTTAATTAGTTGTTCTATCCTTTGTAATTCTTCACCGACTGCTGGCGGATTAAAATACATCTCTCTTAGATGATTCCGAATACCTAATTCTGTTACTTTATCGTAAGCCTGTTGCGCGGCTCCGTAACTAGGATCTGGTGGAGGTGGTGGTTGTGGTGGTTCGAATGCTGGTGGTTTTGGAGGAGCTGGAGTAAATCCTGCTGGTGGTGTTGTAGGTACTTTCAATTCGTCGAGTAATTGAGGGAAAGTTGTTTCCCAAAAAGGTGTAACAAATTTTCCTTTATGAGTTATAACACCTGCTTTATTTAATGCTTCAGCAAACTCTGGGACTTGTTCATGTTTTGCTTTTAAAATTTCACGCATTAAAGCAACATTTGTTTTTTTGTCAGTTGTAAGTCTTTTCCCTTTTTTATTAACTATCTCTCGTACTTTTTTACCATCGGCTGTTTGGAATCCTTTTACAAATGTCCCTGACTTCCATGCTTGGTAAGCTCCTTCAGCAGTTTTAAACTTTTTACCACGGAATGTAAATGATGATGTAGCGAGATTACTTAATATACCTCCTTCGCCAGCACCATGATAAATATTTGTAGTAGCTTCACCTCTGAATGATGTTGCAGACTCGCCACGCTTTTTCTTCTGAACAGCAGGGTTACGTCGTCTGAAAGTCAAATTGATACGCGGACCTTCATGCCCTTTGCCTTTTATTAAGCTGTGTTCAAAAGCGTCTTGTGTGCCTTCGCGCATTAAGAAAACATCTTTGTCGCTTAACGCAAACGGTATATGTTCTTCTTTTCTGTGTGCAAACTTTCCTGTTTCTCTATACGCATCATCACCTCTCGGATACGCTACTCGTTTACCAGTTTTATCTACATAAGTTCGTGGTCTGAAAACAAAATCTCTTGAAGCACCAAGATTCACAGAAGCAATAATCGCTTCAGGTTGAGCAGGCCGTGTCCCTGTTTCTTTATCCCAATGGAAACCTAAATCAACATCGCCACTTGAATATTTTTGAACGATAACTACATCAAACTCGTAACCAGTTATAGCTTGTACTTGATTTTTAATATCCTGAATAACAGGATTCCAACCACCCTGAATGTATACGTGTTTAGTGCTTCCTTTTTTACCTGTTCCTTTTGAGCGGATAATAGTACCAACTGGTTTACCTTCATCAATAACATGATAATGATGGCCTGTGTAGTAATAGTCTGTTCCAACTTCACCTAAAACAGTTACATCAGGTTTATGACTACCAAACGGACTCGACCATTCAACAACATCATCTACATTTTGAAACGTAATATCTTGTATTGACTGCGGATAATAATCTAACTGCCCACCCAACGATTCTATTGTTTCAATATTCTTTCTTAAATCCGATTGCTTCGCAGGAGTCAAATCAGGAGCAGGAGGCTGATAAGTTCTAGCCCCACCAGCTAAAGCATCAGTTAAAAACCTTTCAACCTCTGATTCAAAACTTGCACCAGTTTTAGCAACATCTTCTGCTACTAACTCGAACTCAATTACAGTATGACTTTCTGTAAGCTCACCCCAATCCTGCGCTCTCGTATCATAGTCATACCCAAGTTTTTGAGCTAACTCTCGACTCTTGTAACTATCCGCAGGTTTCTTACTTGTTACACGAACTAAAACTTTATTCTCGCCACTTTGTATAGTCATTAACTGACCTTCACCAAACCGTTCTAAAAGACCCGGCTGTAAATCAATCGGAAGCATCTTCGCTTCTCCACTCTTATAACCTTTTTCTATAAGTGGACTGACACCTGTTGCTAGTTCAGGATCTCGTTCCATGCCTCTTAATGTTTCAGATGCTACTTCAGTAGATTTAGGAGCTATCAAAGCAGTACGCTCACCACTAACTACCGCGTCAAACAAAGTTTCAGATTTTACATGGTCAGCGGCTTTAAGGACTTTACCTTCACCGAACTTGCCCCTAAGCATAACAGGACTCTTAGGAACCCATTTAGCTTCAATAATATGTTGCCTTGGGCCAGCGACATTAAGTGTTCTAATGTTATGTCGTTTCAACCATTGTAAAAGTTCTTTTTTGTGTTGAGCAGTAAGTTTGTCTGTTTCAAATATTTTATGTACATGCTCGGCTTGATCCTTTGCGTACTTAATCGTTCTCTCAGTACCCTTACTGGTAATACCTTTTTGAGTGAAAATAACAGTCCCATTAGAATTATCTATATTAGCTCTAGTTCGTTTCATATAGAATTCAGCCCAAGCCGCGTCATCCCCTTGAGCCGGTATTTCACCTTCTATTGCTGTTAACCCAAGTTCTCTCATTTCAGGATCTTGTACTATTTTGCCATACTTTGTTTTTGTCTTGTTAGCACTAAGGCGAAGTTTGCCTTCCTTATCTATACTTGCAGGAGCCTGACCACCAGTTTCAATCTGAAGCGCCCGACCTGCACGAAGACCAGCTATATCAGCACCAGATTGTCCGCCAGAAATAATCCTAGTAACAGGATGTGCAAGAGGCACCTTGTCAGACAAAGCGGCTGACTTGCCGATACCTAATTGATTTAATGCAACTTCATTAGCTTTTACTAAATCTACATCTGTGACTGTTTGTTCATAGTGTTGTAGACGAGCTTTAGCTACTTCACGCTCAAAAGAATACAGATAAAAAGCTTCAGCTTCTTCTAATACATCCCCTGCTTTCTTTGGAGCCATACCCACTTTTGCGCGTTCTGCATTTATGAGATTTAAAAAAGTTTCAGGAACGCTTGAATGACCCGCAGTTAAATTAAGCTCAGATAAACCTTCAACAAATCTACGAGCATCATAACCAAGAGTTTCTAAAGCAAGAGTATTAGCTCCTTTTATTTTAACTGTACTTTCAATAATACTTTTGTATTGTCTAGCAAGAATACCGAAATCTAAATGAATCTCTACCTTGCCTTCAATATTTTTAAGAGGATCAGTAGCCGGATGAATACTAGGGAGTTCATCCCATATACTAGGGAATTCATCCCATACCTCCTGCATCGAAGGACCACTATCTACGCTTTTAACATCAATATCTGAAATGTGCGGCGGTTTTACAAAACCATCAGAAGGTTTAGGTTTACCAACTTTTCTCCAAGGTGGAACATAATCAGGAGGAATAATATTTTTAAACCAGCTATTTAACGGTTCATCAACGTGATGCGCTAACTCAACACCCATGTCAACAGCGGCAGGTTCATCCTTCAACCAATGCAACTGTTGTATAGCTCCGTCAAGTTTCTCTTGAGGATTATTTATAGAAGTATAGAAACGTGTCTCTATCTTAGTTGGATTCATTTCCAATCTGTATCTGACATTACGCAGATCAGTTTCCCCACCATTTCTAATTACTAGATCAGTTCCGGTAGCTTCGTCTACGTATGGGGCAAGTGGACGCATCAAATCTTCAGTTACACTTTCCATCACCACAGGATTATTTAAAGCATGTTTCACACCTTCTCTTTGTGTTTCACCTGAAACACCTCGCATATCTAACACTTTATTCGCCGCAGTTATTTTCGCCGAACGAGAAGGATCAAACGGTGACGATCTAATTATTATCGAACTTTCAGGAAGTAACGAATGACGCAACTTCCATTCAGCTAAAAACTGTACGTGTAATAACGCTCGTGATACAAAAGTAGAATTTTCACCACCCGGAAGAAGCTTTACTAACTCTCCATCTATAAGATCATTTTTTTCCCAGTCAGGTTTATTATCCCATTTCTCTCCTGCTCTTAATTGAGCGGCATTTAGAGCTTTCTTGTATAAAGCTTTATTACCCTGCTGGAATACATCTAAAGTTTTTCTTAGTAAAATTGAAGGGAACTTTAATAGACTTAAATTATGGCTTGCTACTGGTTCAACACCAGCCGCCTTTCGTAACATAGCCTGCCTGTTACCACTGGCAATTTGTTGCTCAGTCCAAAGAACATCTCCGACTTTAGTACCAACAGGTTGACCATATGCATCTCTTTTTATAACGCGACCAGCCGCAGTAATAGCCAACCGTGTGTCAAATTGATGCCCGAACCCATGACGCAACCCCATTTGAATCGCTTCATCAAAAAAGTTTCTTGGAGCTACACCAAGTTTCATCAATACTTTAGGTCGCCAAAATCTTTGGAAAAATAAATCTAATTGAGCGATACCAAACTTGTAACCCAAATGACGCAACAAGCCCATATGCTGTGTCATTCTTCCAACTTGTCTCCACTGAGGGATTAACTTCAAATGTGTTAATTGCGCGGCGTGAGCTTCAGCAGGGATTACAGCACCAACTGTTAATCCTGATTTACCTAAAAATAAATCTTGCCCTATATTTGAATACGCATGATGAGGAGCAGATGCGTACTCTCTGAAAATATCTAAAGCTTTTTTTCTACCATAGGCAAACCCACCTGATCTAGCCATAACATCATATAAAAATTCATTAACGACATTCATCCGAACGCCTTCAGTGCCGAACATGAAACGACTTAGATATGTATCAATGACAGTCGTTGGCATATTAGCCATCGCTCCCATATCAACTAATCCTTTAAGTTCAGCCATTTGATCTATGTTTTTTTGCCATGCCTCTATGCTTCGACCCGGATAAACACCTACATCTAATGTGCCTTTAGTAGGTGCTTTTTTAAACCAAAACGATGCCCATTGCATAGGTTTATACATTGTTTGATATGCAACAGCTAAACCAAAATCAGTTAATTTACCTGCCGCATTATACATTTTGTTTTCTGCGTAATATAAATGAAGATCTTTTTTAATAAAATCTTTTAAAGTCTTAACAGATATTTTTAATTCTTCAGCAACAAATTTAAGCCCCATAGTATCTAACAACGTCATCAATTCATTTGGAGTTGTTATCTTTGAACTATTCAAATTGTTTCTCATTTTGCCTATATCAATTCCAGATTGATAAAGTTCATCCCACGTTTTAGTTGTTGTCTTAGTAACTTCACTAGGGAAACGTAAAAGATGTTCGCTTTCTACACTTCCCGGAGATGTCAATAATCCTCTTCGTCTTTTTTCAGCGAATGCTTTACCTTGACGACCCCAATTTTTCCACCAGTTCGGAGGGAATATTAATTGTCCGCTTTCACTGAATCGAGGAACACCATGCAACGATACGTGAGATTGCCAAAATTCATCTATGTGAATCCAGTTGTCTTTTATAGCTTGAACTGTTTCAGGATTCTGTAATGCATGAAAAGAATCTTTAGTAGCTTTTACATAATCATCAATGTCGTCACCTTTTACAACAACACTATGATACATCTTATACAATTCTTCGTTTATTTTCTTACGTTGCGTGAAAATTAATGCTTGAAGATCATCTATTTCGGTAGTTGTTAAACCCCATTTTTTCCCAAGAGTACCAGCATGTTCTTCAAAATATTTTGGTCTTACTGTCGCTGACCAAATCTCATCTTTTGTTAATGCTTTTACAGCAGGACTAGATGTCTTAGTGGCTTGAAGCTGACCCCAAACAACATCACCTAATAATCGTTGCCCTATAGCTTCATGGCGCATAACGGAATCAACCCATACGCCGCTACGCAAACCTACTAAACTGTCAGCCCATCCCTGAAAGGTTCTTGCACCTAAAAGAGCGCGATTCCTTAATACACCACCCCATGATAATCTTGGATAAAACATCGCAGTCGGATGACGTTGGTTTAAACCAACACTTAAAGTATAAAACCCAGCTTCTTGAGCTAAGAAATCCCACCAACCATCCCATTCGTCAAGTCCCGGTTTTCTAACTGGAGCATTTATATCACTCGGATCGGCATAAATTTTCTTACTGCTAACAACATTACCGGCATCATCTAAATACTGGGACATATAAACCTCTTGTGTCCCTACAGCAATTTTTCTTTCTTTATGCCATGCTTCCATTAACTGTATAACAGTATCAAAACGAGAATCCTGTCTTGTTAATTCAACAAGTGGACTTGGTGTCTCCCAAGCAGGTAAACCTAATGCATGTCTTCTTAATTGTTCTGCTTCGTATATTTCGTGATCTCGAAAAGCCTTAACGATTTGATCTACTTTTCTGCCTTCACTACGAAGTTCTTCCTTACGCCACCAAGAAGTGTTCTTAAAAAAAGTATCCCCATCTCTAGCCCAAGGTGTAAGAATACTTTTAATAGAATTACGAGAACCATCAGTACCATTAAAAATACCTTTAGTTAAACGAGAAAACATTCCGGCTTCAGCAACAGCCTCACCAAGAGGTACGCCTACATCTAAAGCACCCTCTAATTCATCTAACGCACGTATCGCAGAAACAGCTTCACGTTCAGACTCAATCTTCTTAGCGTAAGATTCAAGTCTTGCTTTCCCAGTCAAACGAATAGCGGAACGAGCATTTCTTATTTTACCGATTACAGTTAAAGCATGATTAGTTGGATCAAATGCTATTGATCCTAATATTTCAAAAACTAATCCTACACCACTAGCTAGTCTTGTATAACCGCCTGCATGTGATAATGCTTCGTCACGACCATCGTAAAATTCAGGACCGCGTATAATTTTATCACCCTGAATCCATTCTCTGCTCTCTTCATCATAAACTTGTGTTTCATACCCTACAAAAGCATCCGGTCTTTTTTGTTCTAAACCTTCAAATCCAAATGCATTCCATCCAAGAACTTGAACTTGAAAATTATCTCTTCTAGCTCCACCGAAATATGGAGGTATCTGTAAAGCTAATTCTTCTACAGCTTCTTTATGTACTCCTCCGTAACTAACAACATTTCCAGATGCAAGTTTTTGAGCATGTTCCCATCCTGAAGAAACTAAAACCCCACTCGACAACCATTTTTCCATTTGTTGACGAGCAAGAATTTGATCCCCACCGTTTTCGTCTAAATAGTATCTAAAGATCCCTTCAGAAAGATCACCGTATCTGAAAGTATAAATTAATTGTTCATATAATCTATCTACATCTTTGGGATCTGTTTTACCATGATCTGATAAATGGTCTTTGATACCAGCAATTACTGTATCCGTCCATGTTGTTTCAGCGTATTTAGTATTCTCACGATATTTAATTATTCCTGCAAACGGTTTTGCAACCTGTTTCATATGATGCCAAACCACACCTCCCGGTGCAACTCCTTGTGGGGCTGGTTCTATATCTTGCAGACCAAGAGCCAGACCTCTTAAATTTCTTTGTCCTTGTTTAAACCCCTCATGCACAAGTTCTAATGTTTTACGCGGAACCCAACTTCCTGCCGCACCTACCAAAGACATCGGACCTGTTGCTATTATCCACGGAGCTTTAGCTACTGATTTAACCGCAGAACCAAAATATTGTTTTGGTTTAGTTATCATATCTATAGGATTTAAAGGATTTATTCCAGCTTTTCTAAATTCTGAACCTACTTCTTCATCAAAATAATCTTTCCAATCCCAAGGATTCCACCAATCAATTTTATCTTTTTCAGGTAATTCATAACCAAATCCGTTTAATTCGTTTCTAGTTAACTCAGGAAGAGCGTTCCAAAAAAATCTTTGGGATTCTTTTCCCATTCCTTCTAAATAATCAACAGCAGTACTTTTATGCGACTCATCTAAAGCACCATAAAAACCCTCAAGCATTTCAACATCGGTAATACCATCATTCATAATAAGATCAAGAATCACATCATTATCTAATTGAAATAAACCACCTGCTCCAGCGTCAGATAACATACGCAATCTTCTATTAAATGTTATTTGTGCTTCGTCATTAGATCCACCAGAAGGATTAGTTCGTCTGCGTCTAGTTCCTGCACCACCACCAGAGCGACTAGGACCTCCACCCCATACTTCTTCTTCTACCCAACTCATAGTCTTTGGCGGCTCTTTATATGTGATCCTAATGCTCGCATATCTTCACTCTGTGCTTCTACTAATCCTGCAAGTAACCTGTCTTTAATATTAGATACTTTCTGATCTTGCCGATAACCAACAGAGTCTAAAGTCCTATACAAACCAGCCGTTACTTCCAATGTGGGATCATCATCAACAGAATTCATTGGCATTATATCCGGAGTGTATTGTCTAGCGGCTTCTAAAACATCAGGTGATACTTGAGGTGTGCCAGCAGAAATTACTCCTTCCGGCCCCTGTAACGTAGGTTGAGATGCAGGTACCCCTCTACTATCAGGTAAACCTATTTGATTTTGAGCTTCAACATTTGCTTGTCCCTGCCCATACACAACATCAGGAGAAGTAGCCGCAGGTTGAGTCCCACCAGCTTTATCTATTTTAGGTTTAGGTACCGTTCTTGCCATTATCTACCTGCCGCTAATGCCGCTTGCATTTCAGCCATCGCTTGTTGAGGAGCTACCTGTTGAGGTGGCTGTCCTTCTGCCATTGCTTCAGGTGGTATCGCTTGAGGTGGACCAGCTAATCCCATCGCTTCTTCAGGAGACATAGCTTGTCCAGCATCAGGAGGAGGGGCTTGCGCCGCTTGCATTTCTCTAATATCCTCATCAGCTTTTTCTATAGCTTCAAAAATATCTAAACCTTTTTTACGATACTTCTCTATCTTAGATATATAAATTACAGGCAACGCACCTTGAACAGCTTGCTGTTGTATAGCAACCATAACAGCTTCCTCTAACTGTTCCTCGTCAACTCTTCTACCTTCAGCTTCAGGATCTTCAATAAACGGATGCTTTGTCCTGAAAGTCGAAAGACTGATACCCTTCATCTGTAACAACTGCCCAAGCTGAATAGTCGTACCTTGAACATCTGCTCCCGGAACTGAGTGAGATACTACGTTGTCATACGTTTCAAAATGCTCGTCAGGCGTGAACTCAACCTGTCCAAAGTCGCCTGCATAACCAGTGAATGTAGATATTGTTTTGCTTCCCCAATATCCTTTGTATGTGGCGAATAAGCACTCATTGAGATGGGGAAGATGTCCTTCCATGATCTCTTGAAGTTCTTGTATCCTTGGATCAAGAGCGGCACCCATAAGAGCGTCAATGCCCCTACCAGTGCGAAGAGCGCCATAACTCTCTCCCCCAATTTGGGGAACCGTACCTGTCGATACGCGGGCATTACGTTCGAGCCTATCAATCGCGATGTTCGTGTTTTGGTCAGGGGCTCCTCTGAGTTCTCCAATTTGTTCTGCGTCGAGGAGAACATTAACCTCGCCTTCCCTACCATCTTTCCATTCACCTCCTACTATCATCGGTACTTGTCCTGAACGTCCGATAATGTAGCGATCTGGGAAGATTGCTTTCTCTTGGGCTATGAGTTCAAGTGCCATTAGTTTTGCCATAAGATCGACCATCCCAACGACGTTCGATACTGAAGAAGAAATTTTATCTAATGTGACACGACCCGGAGTTATCACACAAGGCATCCCTGCGAGATTCTCGTATCTCGACAGTTCCAACTGTGTGCTGTGGTAAGGGTACGTTTGGTTGAAATGATTGTACCGTGGTCCCATTATCCCGATGACGATATGTTCCTCGTCGATCCATTCACAGCAATCCCATAGTTCTTGCCGTGCATTCTTATCGGATGCTATTGGTCCACCATTTTCATCTCGTGAAGCAGGATAGTTAGCTCTTAACCAATCACCTGATTTGCCATACACGAAAGCACAGTTACGTGGAATATCATAATTCTCAGCCGCGGATGGTTCAGGATAAACGCCAAGTGGGTCACGAACCTCTATCTTAGGCATACCTGTTTTGAAATCGGGGTTTACTACAAGAGCAGTAGTAGCGTAACCAGCGAGATGCCGGTAAGCGCGACGCATCTTTAGTTTATATTTGTTCTGATACCAAGTAGCGGCAAGCGCACGTTTACGAATATCAGCATATTGTCTAGATCTTTTACCACGTTCTTTGCTAGGGTCAACAGCAGGGCAACCTATATATGGGGTTACTGATGCGGCTCTTTGAGCTACAGCATCAATATTCTCAGATATTAAAGCAGGAGTTAATGGTGGAAGAACAGGTTCTTCGTCCATAGAAGGAAGAGGTATAACATAATCACCGTTATACCTGTCTTTAATATCAATCATCTTTGATAACAAAGGTGACTGGATGTCTTGTCTCTGTCGGACTATACCGACTATTTCCTCAAAAGTATACGCCACTAATAAGCTCCGATTGTAGAACGCGTCTTATTATAAGGTAGTGCCTTAAAGTTAAATTGTGAAGAGTCTACATCAAAAGCTTGCTTCCTTTGTCTCCAAAGAATCCATATAAACCACAACGCCATCACCCTGTCTTGCCTCAATTTAGTACCCCTTACTAATGGTCGCCATGATTTAAGCTGTCTAATAAGTTCATCAGCTTGATGCCTAGTAACAGGATCATCAGCGTAAGCTATGTCTATTTCCCCTCGCATGAACGATAAAGCCATAGAAGGTATACCAATAGTTTCATCATATTTGTTCACACCTGTCAGATGCTCTCTTACTCTGAACCCATATCGTTCAGTCATCTCTATAAGCCGTTCATCACGAGACAACCCTTTCTGAAACACCATCGCTTCAATAACTACATCAGATACAGATGCACCATTCTTCTGACAGCGTAAAATCGCTTCCTCAACTACCTGAAGTATCTGCTCGTTTCTAGTTAATCCCTGATCCTCACGCAAGAAAAGTATCTTCAACTTGCCTTCATGTGGTGTAGCCGCCATGACACAATTCATTCCACCCAACGCAGGGTCAACACCGATGTAAACAGTGCAGTCTTTAGGAGGATCATGCAATGTAGAACGCAATGGATTCAAACATTTCTTAATAGATTCATCGTTAAATGTCGCCGCTAAGGAACTCGTAGGTTCCTGCATGTAGTTACGTGACCATGCTTCTTCACCAACCTTACGACGAATCCTGTCGAGAGCTTCCATCGAGAACATTTCAGGCCACAAAGGTTCAGGTTCATCGTCACCGTTCTGTACTATGGCAGGGAAACGAATCACTCTAAGAATATCTTCATCTATCTCAGTCATAATCCTCTGATAAAAATCATCTTCACCGACACGAGTACCATTAATACTTGTTCGACCTCTCTCTCCCGGACGAGTCAACCAGTCCTGTCGAAAAATCTCGAACATCTGTTCCGTCAGGTTCAACGACACACGAGACTGAATATCATCAATGTGCAGATGGTCGGTACGTGTACCAGCGATCTTTGATCTCCACCCTAAAGAAACCATCGAATAGTCACGCTCATCGTGTGCAGACTTTTTGTAGACGTTGAAATAATCCGCTCCCCATGATTGTGCAGTTTTTCTACCTGATTCATTCTGAGGAACAAAAGGACCATATTTGGCTACATATAATGGGAAAGGGCCAGTTGGTTCCATACGTGTACGGATACGACCAAGAATTTTCCTAGCCATATCCTGTCCTTCTGAACCTACTGTGATACGAAATTCAGGGTTTGTCGCGAGTTTGTAACAGAAATAATCCTCTGCAAGTGTTGTTTTGCCGTGTTCAGGTGGCCATAGAATAAGCGTCAAGTTTCCGGGAGGTGTGTTTTCGTATGCGTCTATAGCTCTTAGATGAAACCAAGGGGACATATGCCCGAAGTATTCTGATCTGAAATGTTCAAATGCTGGTATTTCTGTATCAGGCTTTTCAGTAGAAAAGTTAAGTCGTATAGCATCAGCTTTTGCGGCGAAGTCAGGGAATCGTTGTCTCCATTTTTCGTAAGCTGAACGTGTAACACCTGTAGCTATCAGAGCATCAGCTACATTTCCGTTATTCTCTAACGATTCTAAGAATACTTTCCTGTTAAGGATACCTTTGTCTTTTGCTGAATTAGCCATTTAATCAAATACAGATGGTTGTACTTCTAACTCTACAATACTCGCCGCTATAACTCCTTCATCCCCTTGAAATTTTACTGTATGAACTCCAACTTCAGTTAAAGTCAAATCAACATAATAAACACCTGTTGAACTTTTTGTCGCCGCAGGAGTAGCATCCGTCCCACCTGAAGGTTTACGCCAAGTAATAGTTATACCTGCCGCATCTCCTGTAGGGTCAGCAAGCGTTCCAGCAGTCGTGAAATTGCCAGTTACACGTACCTGATCTCCGTTATCGTATGTTGCCATTAAAACTCCTAAGACGTTACTTCAAGAGTAACATCATGGTGTAAAGATTTCGATAGGGTGACAGCAGGATTAGGGAATTTCAGAAGAAGAACAGTAGTCATACTAGCTGTCGAAGTCCAAGCCGCCGCTATAGAAGCTTCCTCAATGATAAGAGTAGCTGTCGATAACACCGCCGAAAGCGAAGACGCTATAGGTTGATCTCTGACAATCGCCGCTGAAACAGTCGCCGTTGCTGTGAGAGCAGACGCTATAGAAGCCTCTTCGA